GTCAACTCGTCCGGTGTTCAGACAGCAACCAATCTGACGTTCGCGGACTACCCCTCTGCTTCGATGATGGCCGCAGCGATCGCGGGCAAATCGGACTGGTCGGCGACCTGCGTCCAGGATTGTCTGTCGGCGGACTTGAACCCGGTCGGCGGCCAAAGCGCGTTGTCTCGACGGGTACGTCTGACCTATCCCGATCAGGATGAGGCCGTCTACCATGTCGATTTCAACTCAGGGATGGTTCAATACGGTACGTCGGCCACGCATGACATCTGGCCGGAAGGCTACGACGACAAGCTGCCCGGGATCGCGCCGCCGTCCTATCCCATCGGGTTTCAGAACGTGCTGGTTGAGTATCGAGCTGGCTATGACACGTTGCCCGATGATCTGGTCCGCGTGGCGAACCAACTGGTGGCCGAGGCTTATCGGCTCGGCACGCATGACACAGCGTTGGCTAGCGAGAACCTTGGCGGTTACACCTACTCGCTGGTTGCCGGGGTCCAACGAGATGAGGCGACGTTCAGCATGCTCAGCCCGTTTATGGAACTGCGATGACGGCGAAAGCTCCGATCCATCTGATGTTGCAGTCCGTGTCGGTGCAGCGGCCGACCAAGACGGTCGATGACGTAGGCTCTCCGGTGTCCACGTTCGCGGCCCACCTGTCGGACGTTTCGGCACACGTCGAGCCGGCGGGCGGGAGTGAGGCGATACGATATGGGCGACGGGCGAACGCCCGCATGTTCACGGTCTGGCTTCCGGGCGACACAGACCTGGACGAGCAGGACCGAATCGTGTGGGGGGCGAACGTGCTCGAAGTCCGGACGATCGACGACTTGCAGAATCGAGGCGTCGTACTCAAAGCAGTTTGCGAGCAGGTAGTGTGATGGACAGGAAGATCAAGACAGCAACCAAACTCGATTGGAACGGCGAGCAGCGGCTGTCCGACGTGGAGAAAGCGACGATCAAGCGGATCGAGACGGCGGCGATCCAGATACAGTCGGCGGTCAAAGCGGACATGCAGGCCTCGACCGGCGGCCGCAGGTACAAACGGCCAGCGCGAACCCATGTCGCGTCTCGCCCTGGCGAGCCGCCTGCCGTTGACACCGGTACTCTGGTTCGGTCGGTTCAGATCGATCGCTCTGAGTCACGGTCAAAACTTCGGGTGTTCGTCGGGACGGGTCTGAAATACGCGGTCTATCTGGCGAAGGGAACGGGCCGAATGGCGCCTCGACCGGTTTGGGTCCCGGTCTTGCGGCGGCTGCGACGTCGGTTCCTCAAGAGCTTCGAGGGGGCGATTTGATGGGCCAGGCGGTTCTGGAAGGACTGAGGACGGCGTTGCTGGCTGTGTCGGATTTGGCCGATGCTGTGAGCAGTCAGATGTTTCTCACGGTGGCGGCGAATGATGCTTCGCCGCCGTACTTGGTCTATACACTACTCAGCAATGTCCCCTTTCACTCGTTCTCCGGCTCTCCGGACGAAGATGTGTCGGTTGAAATCAGCCTGTACGGGGCAGCGTCACTTGGATCAAACGTTCTTTGGGGTCATAATCAGAAGCTACTGGATGGGCTGGACCGTCAGCGTTTGACGGTTGATGGTTTCTCGGCCCACGCTTGGTGCGTTGATCGCGGCGTGGAGTCACACGAGGGCGACGAGGTAATCAGAATCAGCACTCAATGGGTGATCGCGGCATCGCCCGAATAGGGAGATCAGCACAATGTCTACGATTCAAGGATTCAGCGGAGTCAGCGTCACCCTGCCGACCGGCTTCAACGGCAAGGATCACACCATCAACGCGACCTTGGAAATCCCCGAAACCGACACGACCGGGTTCGAGGACAACAACTGGGGCGCGGGTGAGCCGGCGGGCCCGGTGCGGCTGAGGGGGAACGTCGACGCCAGGGCGAAATACAACGCGGCAACAACCGCGCCGCTTCCGTCCGCTCTCATGGCGGCAACGGCCGATCTGACCGCGGCTCAAGGCTCGATCACGCTGCAATTCGAGTCTGGATGTACGCTGGCATTCACGGCGAACATCACCAGCGTTGGCATGGGCCGAGCCGGCGGCGAAGCGATGTCGCTGAGTCGCGCGTTCAGCAGCACCGGCCAGGTAGTGATGACGTGGGATGAGACGGCGTAAGACGGGGCGACCAACAACAATCACCAGCATCAAGCAAGGAACATGCAATGGCTGAAACAAGAAAAGTGCCGGTCGATCGCCAGGTCGTTGATAATCCGGCGGCGGCGGGATGTCGCAAGCGGCGGGTCACGCCGAAATGGATCTATCTCGACATGGATCGAGACGAGTTCGTGGTCGAGTTCCCTGAGCTCGAGGTCAAGGTGAGCCATCCGAATTACAACGAAGCGGATCGGATAGCGCAACATCAGGCCAACATGATCGTGCTGGCTGCGATTCGCCAGAAGAAGCCGGTTCCGTGGAAATCGACGCCGACTCAGCCGCCCCAGACGCCTGACCTCGAAGTGCGACGGGTCGCGTTCGCATACTGATCGGAGGCGAACCATGAGCATGCAATCGACTGGCGGCTCGGACGTGGTTCACCGGGTCGGCGACCGGGAGTATCGCTTCGGCCGGCTGACGCTGGCCGAGTATGGCGAGTTGCAACAGGCGTTGGCATCGGTCCATCGCGGCCGGATCAACGGCTGGATCACAGCGCTGACTCGGCATGGGTTGCAGGTTGAGCAGATTCCCGCGTTGATTCGTCAGCTCGAGCACGAGCCGCCTTACCGAGAGGTTCTTGGATTCATCGGCTCGCCGCTCGGCATGGCCGAGGTCTTGAAGATCGGCGCTCGGCTCAAAGGATGGCAGTTGGGCGGCGACGGCGGGGTATCGTTGGGCGAGCTGGGGCGACCGGACGAGCTGGCGGGGCTGGTAACTCGCGTGGCGAATCTCGACACTCCGGCAGTTGATGCAGAGAATGACGGGGGCGAGCTTGACCCTTTAGCCGCTACTTCGATGACCGGGACTTCGCCAGAGAGTCGGCCTACATCGCCCGGGTCTACGGCATAGACCCTCAGCGGGTACGGTTCCCGGCTGAATGGGATGCGCTGCTCGACCGGATGCCTGATGCGGCAAAGATCGGATGATGACCGATGGCTAAATCACAGAACATCCTAGGCCGTCTCGGCGTTACGGTTGGCGCTGACCTCGATGAACTGGAAGATGGGTTGACGGACGCCAAGCGCAAGGTCGATCAAGCGGCTGACAAGATCGAAGAAGCGGGAGAGCGGGGCGAGCAGGGCTTCAACCGATGGACCGAGGGGCTTTCCAAGGCTCTCGCGGTCATGGGCGCGATCGAAGCGGCCACGAAATTGGTTGGCGTGGGGTTCGACGTGCTTGAGGGTGACACGACGGCGGCGGCGGAAGCGCTGAAGACGCTGCCCATCGTCGGCGGTGTCGTCGAAGGCTTCGAAATCATGCTTGCCGGCATTGTGGACCACTTCGAGTTGATGGGCCCGCCGCTGAAAGAGCTCAAGAAACGAACCGAGGCGATCGCCGAGCAGAGTGAGCGCATGGACCGTCAGCTTGAGGCGAGTCGCGGACTCGATGAATGGATTGCCAGTTTGGAGAAGGCAAATGAACTGGCAGCGCTAGATGAAGTCGAGGCTCGTTTTCGTGAAATCGAAATGGACCGCGAAGAAGCAATCGAGCGGTTCAATGACAAGATCCGAGAAGAGGGGCTTGGTGCCCTTTACAGCGATGAGGAGATCGACCGTCAACGCGCCGTGATCCAACGGTTCTTCGACCAGCAGGTGGAAGATGCCCGAGCGGCGGAACAGGATCGACTTGAAACGGTCGAGTCAGTTGAGCGTAAGATTCAGATGCGAAGGCTCGAGATCTCGGGCGAGACTGAGGAACTTCAGCGGCGGCAGATCAACGATTCGTTCCACGATCGCATTGAAGCGGCTAAGGATGCGAACAACGCGGAGTTGGCGGATCGGCTGCGAACGCTTCGGGATATCGAGTTGGCGCAGATCGACCATGATCGTCGCGAGCAGGGGCGGCGGGTGTCGGCAGGATTGATCCGGCGGTCAACGCATGTGCTGGACGTGATTTCACCGGAGGAAGCGCAGCGTCGTGAGCGGGAGCGGTTCTATGCTTCGCTGCGCGAGCAGGCCAACCAGCGTCTGGATGCCGCATTCGACCGGGCGTCGGGTCGTTCGCCCGCGGGACTGGCAACAACGAATGATGAGATCGCCGTCAAAGGCCAGGACCGCGTGATCTCGGAATTGGAAAAGGTCAACCGCAATCTGACAATGCCCGCGATGGCGGGATGAGGACGTCATGGCATTCAAGATCGATTTGGTAGAAGGCTCTGCGCTCACAGAACAAGCCGGGATCGTCACCGAGGTCATTCGTGTCGCCTCAGTGACGGAGATTACGTCTTTCAATTCACAATCGATCAAGGACTTTCTCGACCACCCCTCGATGCCTCAGCCAGGCGACTCTCACCCGACGATTAGCGATCTTTTCCTTGAAAATCGAACGGTGCAATCGGTGTCGGCGTCAGCGGCCCGGGTGACTCTCGTATACCACCCGCACTGGCGAAAAGGATACTGGATCAGTCGCGGGGCGGGAACGCTGTACCAGGCGACGTTGCAGAAGGACGCGGCTGGCAATCAGATCACCGTCACGCATGACGGCGACCAAATCGGCGTCGAAGCCCAGGCGATGCTCAGCAAGGACACTATGGTCATTGAGTTCATCGAGACAACCAACTATCCCGTAGCGGTTCTCCGTTACTTTCTTCGCAAGGTCAACAGCACGACGTGGGAGGGTGACCCGCCGGGTACGTGGTTCTGTTCGAACATCACCTATGAGCTTGCCGTCGGCGCGGCAACCGATATGTGGCGGTTCTTCTACACGTTCGAGTACGATCCCGAGGGATGGGCGCCTCTCGTGGTCTATCGTAATCCCGACGGGTCGATCCCACCCGCGTTGGTCTCGGGCGTGGGGATCAAGAACGTAACGGTTTACGGTTCGGCCGATTTCGATTCGCACTTCAGGTGAGCATGAACAGCAGGCTTTACTGGAAACGCGGCGATCCGATTCGCGCGACTCAGTTGAACGAGTTGGCGGCGCGGTCCGTGCCGTCTGTGTCGCCCGCCGCCGGAATGAACGCGAAGCGAATGCCGAGTGGAGAGTTGCTGATCGGGATGAACCGCCCGCAGGTCGGAGTCGACACGTTCACGGCAATACTGACCGGATCGAGTCTGCTCAGCGGCCATGCGGCCCGGTGGAGCTACACGTTCGAGCAGTGTTATTTGACCGTTGCCGGCGGCGTGCTGTCCGCGACGGCGATGAGCAACGGCATCACTGGATCGGCGTACAATCTGATCGAGTTGGCTCATATCGCCGAACCCGGGTCCGACACGCCGTGGTACGTGTGGGGGATCAACTGCCATGACGCGGCAATCGGCGCGACCTTGACGCCCTGCCCGGTCGGCGGGGGGTCGCCAGGCGGCGGGCATGAGGTCGACGTCCCGGTGAGGATGACCAGGCGATGCACCAGCGGCGGGGGGAACATCATCTACACGTTCGAGGGATGGGGGTCGGTCCATGTGGCTTGCACCTGATCAAGTCCTTTGTCCGCGGTGCGGGCTGTTTCGTCGATCGTGGATCAGGCAGAATCGCCATCGACTCGGCGCTCAGGTCGTTCGGGCCTGCTGTTGCGGCCCTGCGGCGTGGGTCCGGTTGCAGGATTGCTTTGAGAATTGGACCGATGTTTACGCCGGGACGGGCGAGGGGTTGCAGACCGGCGATGAGCTGACTTACGACGGCGATTGCTATGTGGTCACATCATCGGTAATTGATCCGTTGCCCGGTGGCGCAACGGGCATCACGAGCGGCGACTATTCGGTTGGATCATGCTGCCCGGGATACTGTCGAACGTGCTACCTGAACGGGTATGAGACGCCGCAATACGTCGATGTGACATTCAGCGGGATCAGCGTGAGTGCGCCGCGACCGTGCTGTAACATCTACGGGGGGATATTTCGTAGTTCTCGCCAGTTGGTCAGTCTTGGCGCGGTGAATGGCACATGGCGGCTGTCGCGGGAAGTAGGCGACGATGGGGGGAGGGAGTGTTGCTGGTTCGAGTATACAGATGACGACGCAAGCTATGAAGGGACGGTGAGCATTCAGCCGAACTGCGTTCGGCCTGTAACCAGCTACGGTTTGACCATCCGGCTCTGGCTTGGTTCGTATCACCCCACCCTGGAGATGGCCGTAGGCCCGATC